TCGCCAGCATGTTCGCAACGGCGTAGGCACTATTAAGACGGAAAAGACCGGCACCGAAGTGACGCTGCCAATCCTGCCGGTACTCGACGCGACTCTGAAAGCAGGACCGTGCGGCGATCTGACGTTCATCGCGGGCGAGAACGGGAGACCATTGACCAAGGAGTCATTCGGTAATCTGTTCCGCAAGGCGTGCCGCGATGCCAGGCTGCACAATCGATCTGCGCACGGCTTACGCAAGGCTGCCGCAACCCGCGCGGCTAATGCCGGTGCCACTGTGGCGGAGCTTGAAGCGATCTTCGGCTGGCAAGGTGGAACGATGGCTGCGCTATACACGCGCGCGGCAGATCGGCGACGCCTGGCGCAACGCGCAATGCACAAGCTCGCGCGAACGAGCGATGAACAAACACTACCCGCACCTAGCTGATAAACTACCCGCACCCAGCCAAAAGTCAGGCAATATCAGAAGCTTAATTTTTTGGTGGTGGGCCCGGGAGGACTCGAACTTCCAACCAAACGATTATCAGTCGCTAGCTCTGAGCGTTGAGTACCGGACCCGCTTGTGGCGATTTCCTGGCTGGCGAAGTGCCCAAGGTGGCGGTTGTGTGTATGAGCACCCTGTCTCGGCAAATAGCCGATTGAATTTCAATGAAATAGTTTCGGCGCGTTCGTCACTGCTACCGACAGAGCCTCTGTTCGGGTGTGCGATGCGATTATTGCCTAGGAAGGCCGAGCATCTGGTGCTGCCGGGACCATTCCGCCGGCAGATCGGTGAGGCGAGCAACGCCCATGCCGTAGGGGAGCCGGCCATCGATGGCCGCTTTGACCAGATCGGGCGCAAGGAAAGCAAGCGAGATTGTCATGTTGATCTTTCGCGCGCTGCAGTTTTCTCGCGTCGCGATGCTGTCCGCACTGGCTGTTGGATCAGCGATGAGTTCATCTAGCCAACGACGGCCACGGGCAATCGACGCGACCAATCTCGCGCGCGTTTCCGAACGTATCGGACGCACTTGTTCCGGCCGAATCCCCTCGGGGAGGAGGATCTCGCGGCGCCGTCTTGCCGGCGTCTTTTGCCACGGGACCTGAAGAGTGCTCGGTGGCTCGGCAAGCTGGATGACCAACTGACCCGGCTGGACCTCGACGCGTGCGACGTGAGTATGGACGAGACTCCGGTCGTCAATGGGCTGCGCGGGTTTGAGATGATCCCGAATCGATTTGACGACCAGTGCCTCGATGTCGGGTGCTGGTACCCGGCGCAGTGACCCGGCGCGCTCGGCCGTACCCTGGAGCAGAGCAGAAGACAGATAGTATCGGTATTTGACGCTCCCCTTGCGGGCATGGCTCGGGCTCATGCGGTTGCCGCGGTCGTCGAAGAGGCGGCCGATCAGCAGACCCTCGGATTTGGTCCATTTGGCCTTATGGTTGTTGACCTGGTCATTCAGCTTGGCCTGGACGGCCTCAAACTGGTCCTTGTCGACAATGGCAGGCTGCTCACCCTTGAGGACATCGCCCTTGAAAGCGACTTCGCCGATATAGAAGCGATTGCGCAGTAGATGGGCGAGCGAGCCCCGTGTGAACGGTATGCCGCCGACGGTGTCGCCGTTCTTGAGCGTGCGGACCTTGGTGACGATGCCCCGCCGGCGCAGCTCAGCCATCAACAAGTTGAGGCTGCCGAATTGGAGATAGCTGCGGTAGATTGCCCGGACCCGCTTAGCCTCAGCGTCATTGACCGTGATCTTTCGACCCTTGGTGTCATAGCCGAGCGGGGCCATGCCTCCGACCCAGAGCCCCTTGCGCTTGGACGCCGAGATCTTGTCGCGGATGCGCTCGGCGGTGACCTCGCGCTCGAATTGGGCAAATGACAATAAGACATTGAGGGTCAGCCGACCCATCGAAGTCGTGGTGTTGAACTGCTGGGTGACCGAGACGAACGACACATTATATTGGTCGAACAGTTCGACCAGTTTAGCAAAATCCGCCAGCGAGCGGGTCAGCCGGTCGACCTTGTAGACGACAATGACATCGATCTTGCCGGTCCGCACGTCGTCCAGCAGTCGCTTTAGGGCTGGCCGGTCGGTGTTGCCGCCTGAGAAGCCGCCGTCGTCATATTTGGCGCGCAGCAGAGTCCATCCGGCATGGGCTTGGCTGCGGATATAGGCTTGCGAAGCATCGTATTGGGCATCGAGGGAATTAAAGTCCTGCTCCAGCCCTTGGTCAGTCGAGACACGGGTATAGATCGCGCAGCGAACCGTCGACTTGGGCGTCATGCTACGGATCCCTTCGATGGCTTGTCGCGCAGGCCAAAGAACCGCGGTCCATTCCAACGGGTGCCGGTAATCGCAAAGGCGACCTGAGAGAGACTGGGATAAATCTTGCCGTTCCAAGCAAAGCCTTCGGCGAGCACTGTGACCCGTTGCAGGCGCCCGTTCCATTCGCGGCCCAAGCGGGTGCCGGGCCGGACATCCGCGATAGGCCGGACTAAGTTTGCGGCGTTCTGGCCAGCCTTCTCGGGCGAGCCCGAACCATCGAGCAGACGCCGGCTCGCCTTATCGAGGTCACCCAATCGGTCGGCCTGCAGCCGGTAAGCCAGGATCCGAAACAGCAGATGACGGGTTAGATGAGGCGGCGGTCGCCGCCCGAACGCGGCATGCCAACGGCTGCGCAGCGCGGCGATGTCGAGATCGCGCAGGCGCGCAATCTCGACATCAAGGGCCTCTCGGTCAGGCAGTGCCGGACCGATCCTGACCCGTGGCATCTAGATCAGGCGACCTTGCTGACCTTGCCGCTTTCCTCGCTCGCGATCCGGTAGATCCGATTACCGTTCACCTTGTTCGAGGCGAGCTTCAGCTTCAGACGCTTGCGCACTACGCCGGCAAGAAAGCCGCGCACCGAGTGCTGCTGCCATCCGGTCGCTTTCATGATGGCGGCGATCGTCGTGCCTGTCGGCAATTGCAGCATCGCAATGATGCGCGCTTGCTTCGAGCGGGCATCAGCCTTGTGAGACTTGGGCTCCTCAGCAGAGTGTGGGAAGGGCTTTGCTGCCCTCACTGACGACGGCGATTTTGTCGGTGATGACTTTGTAAGTGATGGCTTCTTGGCAGATTTTGACATTGAGATCCTCCATTCGGCTCATGACGGCGTGACGCCGCACCACCGAAGCCCCGCATCGGCGAACAAGCCGGCGAGGCAGGATCTCGGAGCGCCCTTGGCGCCCAAGTCTGACGACAGTAGCGCTCCAATCGCCGCGGAATGCCAGTCCTTTCTGCAGACGCTTACAACCAATTCAGCGACACTTGATCGCAGAATGTTGTCAGGAACGGTTATGGCGGAGGAACGTAAAACCCAGACGCGAATATCCAATCGCCGGCATCGCCGGCAGCGAACTGGATCGCGCGATCAGTCCACTCGTCTGCCGCCGTGGTGAATTATCAGTCCGGCGTCTATGTCAGGCACTTCAATTATTCGATCTTCCGGGATGAGAACGTACTCCCCGGTGCTGATTTGCCAGTGTGTGGTGCCCGGCTTTACCCAGACGCGTTTTCGGCCGTTTTGAGGCGCTGCAGCCTTTCCGATGCGCGCCGCCTCTGCTTTAACAAATCTGATTGCTGCTGGCTCCGGATTGGCAGTAATCCATGCGAGCGCGAAAACCGTGGAGTCGACCTGATCGTCGTTCTTCGCATTTGGAAAACTGACGAGTTCGAGCAGATAGCTATCGAGCCAGTGTGCCTCCTTTGGAAAACGCGCAAACCCAGCTTCAATCCTCGTCGTCTGCGACCGTAAGCGCATGATCTTGTCACCTTGAAGATCGGGTGCGGCTTGCGCGAGCCAAAAACTCTCGCCGCGCAGCTCCTGGATCAAGGATGTGCCGGAGGCTTTGTCTTCAATGAGAACGACAGTCGCTTGATGAAGCTTTGCTAGCTCTTTCACAGCCCGCTTGAGCTCGGGAAAATCGAGCTTGTGCCGATAGACATCGAGGAGGAATGCGTACTGATCCTTGATGCCCCAAGTCGTGCAAACGCTGAAATTGGCGAGTTCGGTATCCTTGTTTGCAGTGTCCCAGCTTTGGAGTATTTGATCGAAACGCTCCGGCTTTTCGTTGGGACGGTAAAACTTGAGCCATTCCCGTTTGACGATGATGCCGGAGGGCGGTTGTGGGTTTTGCTGGTACTGCGCGGTGAAATTGTAATCCGTCATCGCCCGGCGTTGCGCTTCCAATGAGGACGGCGACAGCAACGCGGGATGCAAAATGTCTCGTTCCTTTCGTTGTATGTGCTTGCGACCATATGGCGTTGAAATGGTGTAGGTCTCGTCTCGCTCTGCAATGGCAGGGAACGATATAACGTCCCAGGACTCATGTTCTTGGACGTGAGCCACAAGATCGTCAGCATGTAAGCGCTGCATGACGATAATGATCGCCCCCGTCTCGAGACTATTCAGGCGACTGCGCAGAGTATTGTCGCACCACTCATTCACCGACCGGCGAAGTGATTCCGACAGTGCGTCATCGGCCTTCAGGGGATCGTCGACTATGATAATGTCCGCTCCGCGACCCGTTAGCGCGCCGCGCACGGACGTCGAAAGTCGATAT